GGGTATCGATACCGTATCCATACCGTATCGATAGTCTATCAATACCTCGCGTGCGCGCGTGCGTGTGCGCGCGATCGCGTGCGCACTGTCTCTGTATCTGTAACTGATACTGCATCTGTAATCTGTTTTTGCATTCTGAATATCTACTACTGCAAATCTATCGTTAGAAGGAGGTGGCACTGTTGCCGAAGAAACCCATCAAGCACCCAGCGAAACCGAAGAGGGGAGTAAAGCTGGATATTGAAGAACCGGGCGTACTCTATGGCCGGTACAGTAGCCACAACCAAAAGGATATTTCCGTAGAGCAGCAGTTTGAGAAAGGCTACGAACTGGCGGCGGAATACGGCATCAGAATTGTCTCGACCTACGCTGACCGCGCCGTATCTGGCCGCACCGATAAGCGAGCGGATTTTCAGCGTATGATGCGAGACGCCGCGCAAGGCAAGTTCAGGTATGTGATTGCGTGGAAATCAAACCGCATGGGCCGAAATATGCTGGAGGCCCTTATCAATGAGACGCGGCTTCAGGAGCTTGGCGTACGTGTGCTCTATGTGGAGGAGGACTTCGACGATACCGCTGCCGGTCGTTTCGCGGCCAGATCGATGATGAATGTCAATCAGTTCTATTCCGAGAACATGGCTGAGGACATCAAACGTGGGCTATACGATAACGCGTCTAACTGCATGGTTGCGAACGGTCATTTGCCTTACGGCTACAAAGCAGACGAAACGCTGCATTACACCATTGACGAGCAAAAATCTGCAGTTATCCGAGAGATATTCACGCGAGTTTCTTGCGGTGAGGCGTTTACCGACATCATGGGAAGTCTGAACAGCAGGGGGATTACGACCTCATATGGTCGCCCTTGGGGGCGGACCAGTTTCCAAAAGATACTTTCCAACGAGAGATACCGTGGCATCTACATCTATGGCGATGTTCGCATCGAGGGCGGAATACCGAGGATTGTCAGTGACGAATTGTACTTTAAGGTTCAGGAGGTGTTGACTACGAAGAAGAACCCACAGGGACGCCACCGCACCAATGGCGATTATCTGCTCACCGGCAAACTGTTCTGCGGTCATTGCAAAAGCCCTATGACCGGCATCTCCGGCACAGGTAGGACGGGGAAGCTGCATTACTACTATGTTTGCCAAAAGAAGCGCACGGAAAAAAGCTGCCACAAGAAGAATGTACGCCGCGATGTGATTGAGCTGACGGTCGCAAAGGCAATCCGCGAGAACGCACTAAAACCGGACATAATTGAAATGATTGCGGAGCAGACTGTTGCGTACAATAATCGCAAGGAGGCAGAAGGTCATGTAGGCATCCTTGAAAACCAGCTTGCAGAAGTAAACCGTAGCATAAAGAATGTTATGTCTGCAATCGAGCAAGGCATTATCACGGAGACCACAAAAAGCCGACTAATGGAGTTGGAAGCGGAACGTGCCGCCGTTGAGGGGAAGATATGTGCAGCTCGCGCCGACATTATAACGATCAGCAAGGAAGATATTATATCCGGCTTGGAAATGTTCTGCGATGGAGATGTTCACGACAAGAGGTATCAGGTGAGACTTTTTGATACATTCCTCGTTGCGGTCTACCTTTACGATGATAACCGCATGAAGATTGTGTTCAGCTTTTCCGGCGCTAAAAATATGATTGAGATACCGCTGGATGATGCCATAGACGATGTAGCCGACGAAGGAGAAGATGTTCGTTTAAGCTCCACTTTGGTCCACCAAACAAGAAAGACACCCGTATGGGTGTCTTTCTTGTTTGGTGGGGGGTTACTGCCGCTGTCAGCTGTGCTTGAAGATCTTCTTTTCCAGTGCGAAGATGCGGGGAGAGAAGGTGTCCGCGTCCATGGTCTCATACGTCTCCCGGTAGATCTCCATGCGGCTGTCGATAAGGTCAATGTATGACAGCAGCTCCGCCTCCGCGCACATGGGCCGCACGGCCGCGCCGAACTCC